AAGGGAGGAACGTTCTGTACATTACAATGGAAATGGCAGAAGAGCGCATTGCTGAACGAATTGATGCAAACCTTCTAAACGTAAATATTCAGGAGATTGTTGACCTTCCAAAACAAATGTTTGAAACGAAGGTTACAAACTTGGCTAAAAAGACACAAGGTCAACTAATTATTAAGGAGTATCCTACGGCATCAGCACATTCTGGTCACTTTAAGTCACTTCTTAATGAACTTGCACTTAAGAAATCATTTAGACCTGATATTATTTTCATTGATTACCTTAACATATGTGCTTCCGAAAGGTATCGTGGAAATAGTACTATCAATTCATATTCATATATTAAAGCAATTGCTGAAGAACTTAGAGGACTTGCTGTTGAAGCAAATGTTCCTATCATATCTGCCACTCAGACTACTCGTTCTGGTTTTGGTAGTTCTGATGTTGAACTTACTGATACTAGTGAGTCCTTTGGTCTTCCTGCTACTGCTGATCTTATGTTTGCCCTTATTTCTACTGAAGAGTTGGATGGGCTTGGACAGATACTTGTAAAACAATTGAAGAACAGATATAACGATATTTCTGTATATAAACGTTTTGTTGTTGGTATTGATAGAGCTAAGATGAGACTCTATGATTGTGAGCAGAGTGCTCAGACAGATTTGGTTGATAATAAGGAGGAAGAGTATAATAATGTTGAGAAACAACCTAAAAAATCCTTTGATGGATTTAAGTTTTAATATGTAAAGGTTGACAGCTTTTAGAGTAGGAACTATAATTAAAAAGATAAAACACCTAAGGGTTATTGATGAGTCAAGTTGATACTGAAAAATACGTTGAGTTTGTTAATGCTGTTACCAGCGATGAATCAAAAAGATATGATGCATTTGATAAGAGAGTTTACGAATTGGAATCTAATATTCCTGTTGAACGTCTCTTGACCGCAGCTCTTGGTATTTGTGCTGAGGGTGGTGAGTTTACTGAGGTAGTTAAGAAGATTATTTTTCAAGGTAAACCACTCAATGAAGAAAATATCTTTCATATGAAACGTGAGTTGGGAGACATTATGTGGTATGTTGCTCAGGCATGTATGGCATTAGATACAAATTTCAATGAAATTATTGAAATGAATGTAGAAAAATTAAAGGCTAGATATCCTGGTGGAGAATTTGATGTAAAACATTCCGAAGTCCGAAAGGAAGGTGACGTATAATGCATGATTCTTCAAAACTATTGACTGGATTAAAATTTAAACAGTCTCTAAGATATGGTGAGAATCCACAACAGAATGCAACGTGGTGTGTGTACCCAGATCACGGTTTATCATCAGCAAATCAATTACAAGGTAAGGAATTAAGTTATAATAATTTAATAGATTTAGACGCAGCAGTAGCAACAGTAAAGGAATTTCCTGATGAACCTGCTGTTGTTGTAATTAAACATACTAATCCATGTGGTGTTGCTATAGGAGAGACTATAGATTCTGCATTAACTAGAGCATTAGATTCTGATAGGGTTAGTTGTTTTGGTGGAATTATTGCTTTAAATAGAGAAGTAAATAAGGAGTGTGCTGATGAGTTAACAGGTGCTTTTTATGAATGTATCGTTGCTCCATCATTTAGTGATGAAGCGAAGAAAGTACTTTCTACTAAAAAGAACTTGAGATTACTTGAGTTGGATATTGATAATATGCAACTAAAACCATATAATGTTAGGAGTATTCTTGGTGGAGTATTGGTTCAAGAAAAGGACAATGAACCAGTTAATATTAATGATTGGAAAGTAGTTAGTGAAAGAGCTCCAACAGTTCAAGAATTGATTGACCTTACATTTGCTTGGAAGGTTTGTCGTCATGTTCGTTCTAACGCAATTTTAGTTGCTAGTAATGGAGCAACATTAGGTGTTGGAGCAGGACAAATGAATCGTGTGGGTTCAGCAAACATTGCATTGAATTCAGCAGATGTTAATGGTGCTGCATTAGCAAGTGATGGGTTCTTCCCATTTGGTGATACTGTAAGATTAGCACATGAATATGGTATCAAGGCATTCATTCAACCAGGTGGAAGTATCAAAGATCAAGAATCTATTGATGCATGTAATGAGTTAGATATGGCTATGATATTTACAGGTAAACGACATTTTTTACATTAAATGATTATGAGTTACGCATTATTAAGTGTTTCAAATAAAGATGGTATTGTAGATTTTGCAGAAGAATTAGTTCGTGCAGGATACACCCTTATTTCAAGTGGTGGAACCCATGCAGTAATTCATGCAGAAGGTATACCCGTAATGAAGGTATCTGAATATACTGGTTCACCAGAAATTCTTGAAGGTAGAGTAAAGACACTACATCCAAAGATTCATGGTGGTATTCTTGCAAAGCGTGGTCATCCTTTACATGATCTAGATCGTAATGCAAATGGTATTGGACTCATTGATATTGTTGCAGTTAATCTGTATCCATTCAAAGAAACTGTTTCTAAACCAGATGTAACCTTTGAAGAAGCAATAGAAAATATTGATATTGGTGGTCCTAGTATGGTAAGATCAGCAGCAAAGAATCATAAAGATGTTGCTGTATTGACTAATCCTAATCAGTATGGAATTTTTCTTGATGTATTGAAGGGTAATTCATCTTCTACTACAATGGATGAATTAAAAACTCAATTTGCATTAGAAGCATTCAAACATACTGCTGAGTATGATGCGACAATTAGCGCATGGATGCTAGAAAATAATATCTATGAAGAGACAAAAAGTTCATACGGTGGAACCCTTACCTAGAACTTTCTCAACTTGAAAAACAAAACAACCTACAGAGTAAATTAAAAAAATGATTAATATTGAAGTTGATGTGAGAACCTCTATTGCAATTAGACAAGTTCTATTTCGTGAACAGGATCTTTATACATATGATCCTACCTGTTGTCCTCAACGAATCGTTGATATTCGGAGTGTTATCCAAAACCTTGACGAACAGATTGAAAGTGAGTTAAAATCTATTGAAGAAGAAAATACTGAAGAATGACATACGACTTTTCTTTTGCACATTCACCAGAAGGTTTTGATAATCATATTGATAGTTCAATTCGTGGGTATTCTGATCTTCTAGAAGATACTGTATCATTCTCCCGATACTTTGTGGAAGATGATACTAGAGTCGTTGATGTTGGTTGCTCAACTGGTAAACTCACTAAGATGATTATTGGTAACAATCCCAATCGTAAACAGACACAATACGTTGGCGTAGAACTTGCTGGTAGTTTTTATGATGACCTGACAGAACGTTACACGGAAATTCGTAAAGATTATCCTTGGGCCCTTCTAGAGTGGGTTCGTGGTAATATCACAAACTATGAATTTAGGAACTGTTCTCTAGTAACTTCACTATTCACTCTACAGTTCATGCCAAAGACCACTAGACAAGAGACGATTAATAAGATTTACAATGGTCTCAATGAAGGTGGTGCATTTATCTTTGCAGAGAAGTTGATGTGTGAGAATGCATTCTTCCAAGAACTACTTACCTTTAATCATTATGATTACAAGAGAAAGACCTTTTCTGCTGATGAGATTATGGATAAGGAGAAAGAACTTCGTGACATGTTGAAACCCAATACATGGAAAGAACTTTATAGTATGATTATGTTAGCAGGTTTTAAAGATTGTCAGATTTTCTGGAGAAATCATCAGTTTGTTGGAGTTATTGCAAATAAGTAATGTGTGGAATTATTGGTGGATTTGATATTCCACAAATTGAAAAAGGACTTCATGCAATTTCACATAGGGGCCCAGATAATCAACAAGTAATTCAAATGGATAATGTTTATTTTGGACATGTCCGTTTGTCTATTATTGATATTAGTAGTGATTCAAATCAACCATTTGTTTATGGTAATACTACCATGATTTTCAATGGTACGATTTGGAATTATCAAGAATTGAAAGAAGAATTGAATATTGAGACAAAAACTTCAGGTGATACTGAGGTTCTTTGTGCTATATTGGATCGATATGGTATTGAGGGGTTGAATAAAGTTGAGGGAATGTTTGCAATAGCATTTACTCAGGGTGATGGTTCTATCACCATTGTGAGAGATCGCCATGGAGAAGTTCCTCTTCATTATTCTCTACTTACAGGTATATTTCCATCATTCTCTTTTTGTTCAGAAATCAAAGGACTTCTTGTCATGGATGAGAATGGTCAGACCATTAAAATGTTGGAACCTGGATCATTTATCAAAGTTACATCTAATTATTCTGTAGAAGAAGGTTATTGGTATAATATTAAAGAACATATTGAAGATACGTCTGACTGGGACTTTTGTACATCCAAAACACACATAGAATTTGGTATAAGTAAAGGATCTTATGAAAGAACAATTTCGGATGTTCCTGTAGCATGTCTACTGTCTGGTGGTATTGATTCTGCTATTACTACACTTATTGCATCTAAACATATTCCAAACTTGGTGACATATACTGCAGTTTATGATGAAACATCAAAAGATTTAAGGTCTGCCAGAGAAGTTGCTAAATATTTGGGAGTTGAACTTAGAGAAGTTAGAGTTGAACCACCTACTGTCGAT